AGCTTCGGCAGAAGATGCGCAACGGGTCGGTCACCCTGATCGACCCCGACGAGCTGATCTCCGACGATCTGAAGATGGTCTTCTACTCGATCAAGAACGGGCGCCTGCTCATCGCCTCCAAGGAGGACATGCGCAAGGAGTACGGCAGGTCCCCCGACTACGCCGACGCCATCGCGTACGCGACCGCCCCCGTGGCCGAAGGGTTGCAGCAGGGCGACGTGCTCAGCGAGAGCGCCGAGACGATGGCCAACGCACTGGCCGAGGAGAACGAGTACTGGACCGAGGAGATGATTTCCCCGTACTGACACAGACCTCACACTGAGCTGTAGTTCCATGCGCACCAGGCGCGTGGAACTACAAGGAGGCGTGATGGACATCCAGACCTGCCCGCGTCGCATGCACGAGATGGGCCCCTGGGACAGGAGCGAGGGCCAGGACTCCTGGCGCAGTGAGCCGAGACGAGAGGGGGAGGCCGTGCCGTACTGCTCCTTCTGCGGCTCGCTGCATCCGGGGCAGTTCCTCAAGCTCATCGCCGAAGGGTGGGCCGTCGAGCCGACCGACAAGAACTACAAGGCGTACCTGCATCCGGTGCACTCGGGACCGGAGCGCGAATCCGTGCCCGGCCAGCCGCTTCCGGAAATCTCTCCGCACATCCAGGCGAAGTTCTACTACCAGCACCTGTCGCCTTCGCAGCAGCAGCAGTTCATCGACCTCTACAACGGAGGGTCGATGCGCATGGCCTACCCGGGTCACTTCTACGTGGTGCCCTTCTTCATGCGGCTCGCCCCGCACCCGGAGGGCTGATGTACGACCACGCCGAAGCGGCCCGCCGCCGTATCGCGGCGCGGGCCACCGAAGCCGGAGTCGTCGGCAGGCGGTATGCCGAACTCGCCAACCTCCTTATGCAGGGGCCTGATTCACCACTGAGAACGAGTGCGCTCAAGCAGCTCGCAGACTCCTGTGACAATGCCGTCGCTCTCGTGGAAAAGGTCCGCCAATCCACGGGAAACTCGCGAACCAACGGCAGGTCGCCAGATCAAAGCAACGGTTAAGGTGATCGCATGCAGATGTCCAAGTCTCTCGAAGAGATGTCGATCACGGAAATCCAGACCTTCGTGAGCAACCTCGAAGCTCGCAACGAAGAGCTGACTGGACTCGTCACCGACGAGATGCGAGAGGCGGGCGAGTTCGGCCGCGCCCAGCTCGCCCTGGAGGACATCGGCTGGCGCCCGCTGATGGGCCTTTCGGAAAGCGCGAACTCCTTCACGCTCGACGCCCTGCACCATGCGAGCGAACTGTGCCGGGCGGTCGCCACGGTCAATCCGCTCGTCGGCCGTGGACTGCGGGTGCGCACCGGCTACGTCTGGGGGTCAGGAGTCTCGGTCGTGCCGAAGGAGTTCATCCAGGGGCCGGGCCGCCCCAGAACGGTGAACGTCGAGCCCGAGCTTCCCGAGGGAATCGAGGAAGTCCTGACCGGCACACTGGCCCAGCTCGAACTGGAGCGGTCCTCGGGGACCGACGGCAACCTCTTCTTCCTGGTGGACCGCCGGACCAAGGAAGTCCTGCGCGTGCCCTTCGAGGAAATCACGGAGGGCGTCAGCCAGAAGGGCAACCGGGAACGCCTGCTGTACATCCGGCGCACCTGGAACGACTGGGATCTGGAGCTGGACTTCGATGCAGGGATCGAGCTGAACCCGATCACTTCGCCGAAGGCTGCGGCACGCGGGCGCACCTGGATGCGTTCCGACCGTGAGGGATCCGGCGGGAGCACCCGGGCGGGCTTCTCCTTCAAGGACGTCTGGTACCCGACCCCGGCCGGTCTGCGGGCCATGGGGCGCGGCCGGACCAACTCACAGATCGCCGGGGACCCGGTCGACAACACGAAGGTCATGGTGCACGTGCCCTTCAACCGGCTCACCGGCTGGCGCTGGGGAATCCCCGATGTGCTGCCCGCCGTCTGGTGGACCAAGGCGTACAAGGAGTACCTGGAGAACTGCTCGACCCTGACCAAGGCGTACGCGCGTTTCGCCTGGAAGGTCACCTCGGACCGTTCGCGTTCCGTGCGCCGTACGGCTGCGGCGATGGCGCAGACCCCGCGCACCGACCCCTCCACCGGCCAGCCGCTGAATGTCGGCGCCTCGGCCGTCCTGGGGGCAGGTCAGGATCTGTCGGCCGTCGGCGGCAACACGAAGGTCGACTTCGACTCCGGGCGCCCGCTGGCCGCGATGATCGCTGCCGCTCTCGACGTACCGCTTCCGGCCCTGCTGGAGGACCCGTCCATCGCCAACAACGCGGCGGCCACCTCCCTGGACACTTCGACCATCCTGGTGATGCAGGCCCGCCAGAAGGTGATGGACGACATGTTCCGTTCCATCTTCAGGGTGCTCGGCCTGAAGGTCCGGCTGCGCTGGCCCGAGATCTCCGAGGAGCCGATCCACCGCAGGCTCCAGGCGCTCGACATGGCAATCCGCCTCGGCCTCTTCTCGGCCGACGAATCGCGGGCGATGGTCGTTGATGCGTGGGGCGACAAGTGGGAGGACTTCAAGCGCGAGGCTCCCGACGTCAACGAGTTGCCGTACGCGGCCGGAGGAAATGGGCAGGGCGAACCGCCTTCGTCCAGTGGCTCTAATTCCTCGGAAACCGACGGTAATTCCGACGGAACCAATACGGGCGGTACCGGCGGCCCTGGGGCCCCTGCACCTTTGAAGGCCGGAAATTCGCGGTCAACTGGTGCGCCGAAGCAGCCGGAACCGATGTCCTACGGCGACCACGAACTGCGCGACGAGGGAACTTCATAGCACTCCGCTGGGACTTTTGAGCCTGGATGCTATTACGCTGTGCACCATCGTTGATCAGTGAGGGGGCTCATGTCTCAGGAAACGCTGCTGGAATCCGCAGTCATCTCTGCGGACCCGCAGTCCTCCGAGAAGGGCATCTGGCGGGCCTTCCTCATCGCTGCCGACGTCGAGGGCTCCAGCGGGTACTATCCCGCCGAAGTGCTCAAGCGGGACGGTGCTCGCGCCTTTCCTGCCGGGACGCACGTCTACTTCGACCACCCCTCGGGAACCGAGGAGATGGACCTCCCGGAGCGCAGCGTCCTGAAAATCGCCGGATACCTTCTCGACGACGCGACCTTCGAAGAAACACCCGAAGGCCGTGGGCTCTTCTCCCGGATCCAGTTCACGGAGAAGGCCAAGCCGATCGCGAAGGAACTGCACAGCGTGATCGGACTTTCGATCCGCGCCGCAGGCCAGATCGAAGAGACTGCCTCGGGGCAGCGTATTGTGCGCAGCATCGAGCAGGGCCTCTCTGTTGACCTCGTCACCCGCGCTGGAGCGGGAGGAAGGCTCGTCACCATGACTGAGTCGGCCACGCCGGAGTCCCCTCCGGCCGAGCAGACCGCGAGCGCGGGAACCGCTTCGGCGGGAACCGCAGCCGTGATCCCGTCCACCACCGGCACCGGCACCCTCCTCAGCGAGGTCGCCGCGATGAAGGAAACCCTCTCCGACCGCGTCGAGCAGCTTTCGGTCGACGTCGCGCGCATGGCGCAGCAGCTTCAGGAGTCGCGCCGCGAGTCCGAGAAGCAGACGCGTGAGAACGCGAAGCTCGCCGAGACGATCACGTACCTGCGTGACCGCGCGGAGACCGCCGACAAGGCGCTCAAGGAGAGCAAGACGACCGGTGACGTCCTCACCGAACTCCTGGAGGCGAAGCTGCCGCTTCCCTCCATGATCCGCATCGCGCAGTCCTACCGTCCGGACCAGGACCTGCACGAGTCGATCACCCACGAGCGCGAGTACCTGAAGCAGCTCAAGCGCGAGACCGAGCGGGGCGCCCTCACCGAGGGCCGCGAGTCCTCGAACCTGGGCCTCACCGAGTCCTCGGCCTACGCGCCCGCCTCTGCCGACAGCGATCTCGCCGAGATCCGCAGCCTGCTGGGCGGAGGTGCCTACTGATGGCCACGAACGAGATCTTCAAGTACGCCGACTGGATCTCCCTGCCGCTGCCGCTGCGCGGCTCGGACCCGGCGGTCAACGCCGACCCGACGCTCGCGGGCGACCCGGTCAAGATCGGCTCCATCGTGGGCTTCGTGCAGGAGGTCGGCGGCAAGCCGGTGTCCTACTCGATCGGCTCCACGACGGTCACCCAGACCCGCAACCCGGCGAACTCGCTCCAGCCCGGCTGGGCGTCGGTCGCCCTCACGGGTGCCTTCGCCTTCCCGGTCACCGGCTGGGACGCGGAGACGATGGGCTCCGGCACGCCGGTCTTCATCGTGGCGGCCAACGGCTCCAACCGCGCCACGCTGACGACCACGCCGAACTCGGACCCCTTCGGTGTCGTCGTCGGTCAGACGACCGACGGTGTCGCCATCGTCCGAGTCGTCCAGCCCGTGCCGGGCGACACCAACGCAGTGGCCGACAAGATGGCCACCGGATCCTGAAAGGAGGCTTCGAAGACATGAGCGCGATCACCCTCCTCGACGGGATCAAGGCCACCACGAACCCCGAGTTCGAGCGCATCGCAGAGGCCCACGGCAAGCGTCGCGTCGCGATCCGCGAGAACGCCGACGCCCGCCTGCTCAAGCTGAACAAGGCCGTCGAGTTCCTGCGCCTCAAGCGTGAGGCGGAGTTCGGCTCGCCGGTCGCGATGGGCCGTCTGCGCGAGGCCGTGTCCAGCGGCGACTTCCCGCTGCTGTTCCAGTCCATCTCGCAGGCGTCGATGCTCGGCCAGTACGCCGACCTCCCGCAGCAGTGGCCCACTTTCTCCGTGCGTACCACGGTGCCGGACTTCCGGCCCG